CAGGTGCATGGCTGTTAAAAGTGTTTACATATGATCCGCCATCAATGTTAATATCATAAGGATTGACTCCTAATGTATTTCCATAGAAACTTTGGATAACAGAATCGTATATGTTACTAGTAAATGTGTTGCCGTCGACAATCACACCCGGATACTCTAATCCAGACTGTGTTGTTGCCAAATTGATATACCCGTTGTAGGCAACAATACGATCGTTTGCATTGTTAAATGCACCAGCATTAATTGTGGATACATTAGCAACCGGGAAATCAACGTTTGCATCAATCGTGTAAGCATTAGCTAGAACATATAGTATATCATTGTTAACAATAATAGTATTGGCAGTTAATGTTTGTCCTATGTTTGCTGTTGTAATATTACTCCAGAATACAAAGGTATTGGCCGCAGTATAGTTAACACGGTCAAACTTCACCGTGGTTGCAATACTTCTGATCACATTATGTCCAGAATTATTATTATCAAACACATTACGCAATACCGGATATGCAGTTGCACCGGTGCCTGTGCCATTGATTAAAATAGTCGGAGTGGTTGTGTACCCTTTACCAGAATCTGTAATTACAATGCTACCAATGCCGCCTGTGCCATTGAGTGTAGCGTAAGCAGTGGCATTAACCGTTGCGCCGCCACCGGTAATTATTATCTGAGGCGCAAATAAGAAGCCTTCGCCCGGTGTTTCTACAATCACATTAACGACATCGTATGTGTAGTTTTGATACCACTGACTATATACGCTATTAGTTGTACTTAATAAGTTTGCATCACCGGCTTGTTCTCCATTTGGACTACGATATACATTTAAGTTTGCATCCCAGTATGGTGGCAAGTCAAAGTCGGTTGTGTCTCCGGAGAATTGATCATTGCCTTGATAATCCACAACAAATTCACGGATTGTTGTTCTGTATGGTTTAACTTCGTTGATATAATCTAAGTAGTATTGTTGGTTATCTGCTACATACGCAGGTACCTGTTCTAACTGGCGTAGGTATTGAGTTGCACTTAAGAAACTAGTTTTAAATACCCAATCAAGATTCTTTTGTTCTGACAATGCATACTTAACCATAGTAAAAAACAATTGGTTATAGTCTAGTGCTAAATCATCAACAAAAATGTCATGTTCTATTGCTGTTAGTATTTCTCTTAGCTCAAGTGCCGGAGGAATTGTTGCAGTTTCAATTTGAATAGTGCCATTCTGAATTCCTACCAGAGATGATGTTAAATTACTATCAACATAGTAAACAACAAATTGATTGTTACTGGCATTCAGTACTTTAACGTAAGTATTTGCTGTTGGTGTTAGTTTACCGTATTCGAGTAAATTGGCCACCGCGATGTCAGGTGTTACTGTATAATCATATCCAGTCTGGTACCAATCTTGGAATGTCCAATATAAATTAGTCTTAAAACTCTGTACTGTAACCAATGACCATGTTCCTACTGTTACAGAATTGGTTGTAGTCTTTGTAGCTAATTCGTAAATTGCCCACTTGCCCAAATTATTAATATCGCTGTTGACTAAAATTTTATAACCAATTGTTAGCAGGCCTGCATCTACATACGCTAATTCGGCATAGGTATCAACTACTCGGCTATAACTGCCAGAACTTGGATTTGGAATGGCTTGCTCACTGTTTAACCCAGTCATTAACTTGCGTTCAACTACTGGATATGTTGCGAGAATCCCATTTACAAATGTTAGATAATTACTCAGTGCCAGCGACTGGTTAATAAACATACTTTCACGAGGACGAATACCAATGCCGTATGCTTGTGCTGGGGTTAACGCTGGATCGGGTACTGCGTTACCAGCGGCGTCTTGTCCAACTATACTGTCAACGATTTTACTCTTTATAACAGCAGGAATTTGACTGTGCGGATTACCTTCTTGTACCAATTGGTACTCACTGTGTACTACACCAGATTGAACGTTACGTGCGCCAATGTGTAGAACACTATTTTGTCCAGTTAATGCAGAATTAACATTATATAATGCAATGGTATCGTCGCGCAATACTGTTGCGTACGGTATGCCCTGTGCTTGTGGATTTATAATTGCAGCAGTAATGTTGTATACGCTATTTGATTTTCCGGCTGCTGTATTGATTGATGTCTTACCTGCTACCCAGAAATAGTACCCAACTTGTACTGCACCTGTATCGTCAACAAATGCCATGGCACTAAATGCGCTATCATCTGCGGCCAACGGAACGCCGTTGCCAACAGTGGCCACATACTCACTAGGCGGAACAGGACTTTGTACCCATTCATAAACTGCAATCTGACTGCCCGGGAATGTTGTGCCCCATTGGTTTAATCTATAAATCAATTGATCTTGTTCGTAGTTAATATATCTAACTGCATCAACGTCCCACCAAATTTTACCAACTTGATCAGGACCCCAGTGATAGTCTGTATATATTGTTCCAGTTCCTGCATTATATAACGCAGGATCGGAAGTCAATTGGTAATCAATATCCGCACCAATTGCATTTAATAGTTTTCCTTTAGCATGGTCAATATAATCTATAGAAGATAATATAACATTGTTTGACTTATTGTAAATGAATGTTCTACCAATGCTGTTGATATCTACTGTAGGTGCTTGTTGTCTTGTGCGGGACCAGGTACTTGAACCAGCATTGTAAGTATATACTGCCCAGCCTGTTGCGCCAGCATTTGTATCTGTGTTTACCCACTGACGATCATTAGTTAACCAACCGTTGGGCGGAGGGTTATTGCCAATTGATGCGTCATTTGATATTACCATAGATTGCAATGTAAAGATATTACCAGTGCTTGATATACTACCACCCGACGCAATAATGTTTGCGGTGTTTTGTATTGTAATTGTTACACTTGTATTATTTGGAATACTATTAACTTGATATAAACCATCATATACACTACTAAATCCTTGTACTACAAAGAATTCATTTTGGGTTAAACTATGTGTAGTATTAAAGACCAATTGTGCAGTTGATCCTAATGAATAGTTCAAGTTTGCTGTAGTCAATGGTGTTGCGTTAGTTCTATATACGTTCCAACCGCCGCCAAAATCTTTGGCTACCCAAATTTTATTACCATCAACAATACCAGGTAATGCAGTAATAGTTGAAATATCAAAAATTTGATAATCAACATCGGCTAAGTTTACGTAACCAGATGTAGGTAAGTCCGACGAGTATGCAACATTCGCTCTGTTGTTATACAATGAGGTAGAAGTACTGTATATGTTACTAGCATTATACACGTTTGATGTTGTGGTATTTCCAGTTACTGCTAAATTAACAATGATGTTTCCAGTATTGTAATTATTAGTTGCAGTGAGTGACACAGGGTTTGTTAAAAATACACTTTGGTCTAAAACAAATTCTGTGTATTGGTTACTATTAACTGATCCGTATTGCCCAACTTGAAATGCCCATTCTTCGTATACGTTGATGTTGCCTGCAATCGTGTCAAAGGTTGCACTAGTCAATGCTGTGATAGCATCAATTGTACCTTTTTGTTTAATATATCCCTGGTAGAACTTAGTCTGCGTTGGGACGCTAATTCCTAAATTGCTCAAGAACGGGCGTTCGCGGAAGCCAATTAAACCTGCGCTGAATAGTTGGAAATTCTTATCTTGTGGCGGACTGTCTACGTCATAGATATTTTCAAATACTTGTGCATTGTGACCAAAGCTAGGAAGTAAACCTGTTTGAATATCACCAATATTGATTTGTGTCCAGTTGCTTAATGCAAAGTTCTGGCTAGCAACAATATCTATAGGTGCTGTATAAGTTGCATTGTTATAGGTTACCAAGTCGCCTTGCTTGTAATCAGTGCCAGGTTGCCAATTTGCAATTTTTGGATTGCTGTAGATATACCCAGCTGCACTTAATGCGCCGTCCCATCCACCGGTTTTTACTCCGTTTAGTTTTAATCGGAATTGACGTGTGCCTTGCTCGGGAATATAAATAATATCGCCAAAGTCATCAATATTGTCAAATATTAATGTAGTTTCGTATTGAATTAAGTCCAACTCTGCAAATGCAATACCGGTAGTGTCTAGTGTACTAACCTGGAACTGATTGTACAATGGTGCCGTAGGGCTATCGCTTCTAAGAATATTAAAATTAGTACTCTTAATTGGTGCAAAGTTTGTATTTAATAAACGGCTACCGTTGGGAATATTAGTAATTTCATCAATGACAGTCCCAATTGTATTAACTTCTAGCACATCTACTACAGGATTTAATACCAATATTGTGCCAGTGGCCCAACCCTGTTGTGCCCAGGTTAGGAACTCACGTATACTCAATATCCAATCTCGTGTGGTTTGCAACTCTATGTCAAATGTTGTGAACAAGAAACCTTGACTGGACAAATACCGTTGATAACTAATTAAAAAGTCTGCTACCTGTTGTGGCGAAGTAAATGTAGTCCCGTATGGAATAGTTAACGGAGTTTTACTACCTGTCTGATATATCTTAGCTGTTAAATTATTTACAGTAATTGTTTGCGAATTATTATTTGCAACACTTGGTAAAATATTAAAGAATGGGTGTGACGTATCGTATCCAGACACAGAATAACCGTTGTTGGTTTTTGTTACTACTACACCGCTATACGAAATAGTTTTAACAGGAACCGGCTTGCCAAGATAAACAACATAATTTTCCGTAGGAATAATAATACTAGAATTGGTACTGCCGGGACTTGTTTGCTCGGCTGTAATGCTAATCAGATTCTGATCTGTAAATCCAGCAACTTTATATGCTAGTTGTACACTAAAGTTATTAAAGTAACTTTCAATTTTAGCAACAGGATCCATGCCAAGATTCTTAACATAGTCAGCAATCCAGTTTAAGTAACCACATGTTCTTAGTACTGTGCCAGGACTGGTCATAGTATCGCCATTTACGGTCAATAATGTTGGGGCAATCTTTTGATTAGCTAGATTACTGAATTGTCCGGTAACTGGATTTTTATAAAAGCGACTCAAGTCTAACATTGTAGGAAAATACTGCGCCGGACGAGCCAATGCCAGTGCCTGCTGAATAGCAAAAGGATAATCACTACTACGGCGCCATGCTGTTTCTACAGGACCATATTCCCCAACTTGAAAACTATTACTAGCAGATGTTGGATTTTGTTTACCAACAATCCCAATTGCAGTTGGATCTAATAGGTTACCGGCAGAATCAACAGGTATAAACTTGGTTAGTCCCGGACGAGCAAATCTTACGTCGTGGTATGCTAGAGCGTTACTGCCGTTCCATACATATCCAGCTTCTAAGTCAGCCCACAATGTTGTATTACCACTTGTGTAGGGTGCAGGACCATATCGAGTTGCCCACCATGATGGTATTTTTGTCAATCCCAACATGTTCCATGGACTAGTGTGTGGGGTATCTGTGTCGAACCAGTAGTTGTAAATGGCTCTCCAAGACCCCTGTAAGTAACTACCATCTACGCTGTCTGTCCATTGGTCGTAGTTCCAAGTCCACGGATTGTTTTCATTGTAAGATTCGTTTGATGTATAATCAATGTTGTTACTACCAACCCATTCCAAGAAATTCTGCGTGATTAATTGTGTCCACTCGGGCAAACTATAATCGGTTTTACGGAAACGCCCAGGGATCACATCGTAGTGATTTAGAATACCACGTTCAACTGTAGATTTGTTATTGTTGTAGATACGTTTTTCAAGTTCAAATAAGAATTCGTCTCTGAAGTCTCCAAACGCCGGAGTAATACTACCATCGTGTCCTTGAATAGCCGTGACTGGGGTTAGGTAAGTAGTATCTGTAAATATTGCCGGGGGGTAGTCTTGTGCTAATCCCAACTTGATTGGAGTCTCAGGAACATAATTTCCATCAGTGTCCGAGTAATCGCGGATCATTAATTTGTCACCAAATGTTAGCGGTATATTAATTATAACTTCTGGGCTAACAGGATTAAAAGAATAATCATTGCCATCACCAATTAATTGAACGCCATTATGATATACCAAAACTGCGCGATTGCTCAACGCAGTGGTGTCAAAGATGCTGTTAATTTCGTAGTTTGTCTGACGAGCATTTAATACAGTATAGTTAATTGTAGAATAGTTACTACCTTGTGGTACCATATCGCTATAATACCAAGGAAAACTACTGTTCTTAACAGAGTTAATACTTGACATGATTGTGTCAACACCAGAGATTGGATCGTTATAATCTAATCCTTTTAGCGTTTGACACAGGTGTAAAAACTTATTCTTAAAACGCTGATATTCATTTCTTGCCAGTGTTAGGCCATTAACGATATTAACCACTGGATCAGTCATGAAAGTCATTGCATAGATTGCCGGACTACTATGTTGTAGTAGCGTGCCGCCCTGTGCTTTTAAATATCTGTCTTGAGAAGGAATAGTGGCACTAGAACTAAATGTTGTATTTTCAAGTAACTTATTATAGTGTGTGCGAATTTGACCAAGTGTAATCCCAGAGTTCGCTGAACCAACTGCCGGGAATACTTGATTTAATGGATTAAGATCGAGGTTCTGCGGAATCTGATAAAACCCAATTGCACTAACGCTATCACCGAATACTGCAATGTCAATTTTATCACCAACTGCCGGTGTAGACATCAATGCTATAACATTGTAAACACCATAAGGTATTAAATTGTAATCGTTGCCAGGTTCTAGTATTTGATTATTTACATAAACCTTAAGATGCGGAATAGTTGCAGAATCTACAGGCAATGCATCAAGTTGAATAGCTGCATAAGCACCAGCTGGAGTAATTGATCCAATTGGATATGTTGCACTAGTATCTTGTACAATAGATAAAGAGCGACCATCAAAAAACTTAGTTATAAGTTGATATTGTTCAGTTGGCTCAATACCCACCAACCAATTATTCAACTTGATTGTTTCACCATTGGCATTATTTTTAACCAGGTATCCTGTGTTACATGCAATCTTTGATGTGGTGTTTACACCAGACTCGTAAGTAAAGGTATCAGTGTCGTATGAGTTTTCAAATACAATATCGCCAATGTTATTAAAGTTTTGATACTGTAAAGGAAAGCCCAATACAGAATCATTGGTGCCTGTTGCCACAGTTGGATAACTAAAGAATGTTGTTCCACTAAATGTGCTGCTAGGATATACTGTAGTGTCGCTGAAACTGTATCCGTTATTGTCTACTAGATCAAACAGTGGTGCTTGGTTAAACGCTGTTTTTTCTTGACTGCTATGCCAGCTGGTTCCATCAAACCAGAATGTTTTACCAACGTTGGCACCCTGAGAAATTAAAACAGATTGTCCAGCAATAACTGGATCATCCGATGTTTCAATTAATCTTAAGAAATATTGACTATTAATATATTCAATGTCAACTTGCCAAATTTCATTTGCAACGGTGGTATCGTAGTCATTTGCAAAAATAACACGCATACCTTGAGTCAACAATATTCCATCAAGCGTATACGACTGCTGTCCCTCAATGTGAACGAAGGCATCTGTACTATCAAATGTAATTAAATCAACACTATTCTTAGCTTGTGATCCAAAGTTGAATAACTGTAGGTTGGGTTCAAATTCAATGATAGCACGACGGCCGGACATATTAGGCCCGTAGTTGACTGAAGTGTTATTGTATGCGGCTGTGGCATTCAATACATCTTTATGGAACCAACGGTTACTACGGCTCCAGGCATTACGATCCTGGCTAGAGCGATTAATAGTTATATAATCTGTGGTTGTTGCGATTTCTGATGCAAACGATTCAGGTACAATCAATTGATCAACTGGGGCAAGTGCAATACCAGTGCCAACACCATCAACATAATATTGATTGCCTGCATAGGTGCCAGGGACAACTAAGCTATCAAACTGAACTTTAAGTCCATTGGTGAATATCACGCCGTTTGGACTTGTGTAATTGGTTTTACCAAGAATGTCGTTATTAATATCAATTGGTGTTGATACGTTATCTACTAATTTGATTTGTCCTACAAATTCTGGATTACTACTATCTTGATAAAACAAGTAAGCAGCAGGAGCTGTGATCAATGGCACACGTTGATATATGTTATTTTGATTCAACCAGAATTGAGTTGATGCATACGTTTTACCGGATCCAATAAAGATCTTTTGTAATGAAGCTACACCAACGGTTGGACGAATTTGTATTGTATAATCTGATCCTGTGGGTACCAAATTAATTTGCCATACGCCCGGGCGGTTAGCTGTAGGAACAACGCCTGGCATTAGGCCGCCGGCCACTGTCCAGAAACTATCGTCTTGTGCATTGTTAATAAAAATAAATGTTTTATTTTGTAATTGATTAGTAATGCCATCTAGGCCTTCGGGAAAGTTCTTCAGGAAGGTACTTAATAATACGTTTTGTATGTCAGTATAATTAAATGTTACTGCGGCACTAACTGTAGCATTAGTGGGCATACTAACAAAAAAGTCTTGTGCATTTGATTGCGGAACATTAAATTGTATTACGCCAGAGTCTGTGCCGTTGTTACTAACACCATATACTTCTCTGGTATTAATAGTTGCCACGTTGGGATCTACGCCATTAACGCCTTCTTCACTTTGAATCCAGAAGTTAAAGCCAGGTTGGTCAACTATAAATTTATATGTACCCCCACGAGCCAATGTCAATTGCGTATTAGGATGTCCGCCATAGGTACTAAATGTAAAACCACCCACTGCTGTATTTCTTGTAACTGTGTAGTCTGCCAGTAGTGGAGTTGCGCCGGATGTTACTTCAACTGAGTCCGGGCCATTTGGTATCCAGTAGTAATTGTTATAGTTTACAAACTTATCGTAATCAAAATGTCCATCAAAATTATAATAGTCAGATGTAAATAAACGTTGATGATTATCTACTAGTCCGCCATTGTTTGCAATACTTTGTAGTAGGTCAATATATCCACTGTTTAATACCACATTGTTGTTTTTATCTTTAACCACAACACTTGGCTCAAGTTGATAGTTGGCACGCTGAGTACTAAACTCAGGAACATAATTGTCGCCTAGTTTATATGTTGGAGCAAATGTTCGACCAATATATCCACTAACCGGAATGTTAACTGCATCAGTTAATAACTGATCTATAGTTGCGCCAAGGAAGCGTTGGTTGGTTACCGATTTAAAGGTATCTGGTAAAAAATTAAGTGTTGATCTTATTGCCATTAATATGTGCCTACGATAGTGTTGCCAAGATTAAGTTGTGCTGCTGTTACTGCGCTAATAATATCTACGTCATTGACCGTTGCTGCACTTGTAATAATTTCCCAAGGTTCAGCGTTAATCTGGAAGTAGTTACCAAATACCAAGTTGTCGTCTGCTGGCACAATTAACACACTAGCAATAGTAGGAACTAAACTTGTATGTAGGTATGCCGCTAATTCACTAAAATAGAATGTGTCACCAAAGTCCCAGTTTGCAATGTTAAAGTATGCGTTGATCGCAGCAATAACCTGACTCTTAACTTCGTTAGGTGTAATACTAACTGCAGGGTTAATAACAACCTGGAAGCGAGCACGTAAACTAGGATCAGCTTTAGATCCAAAGAGTGGTTTAAATTTAGCAGGATTGTAAATTAAACTATCACTAACTGTTTTAAAATTGTCTAATTTACTATAGGCAATTTCTAAACTACTTGAAGTTGGTGCAACAGGCTCTACTAGAGTACCTGTTAAATCCTGTATCCAATTCATATAGCTTGTTGTGTAGTCTGCTGTTAATACATATAGGTCAATCAAGTTAACCGGTGTAGGATCAACACGATTACGATTTGGGCTATTGTGTTTATACTGGAAATATAGACTGCTACGTGATGTTGCGGTGTTGGCAACTGTAGTATATAAATCAGGATTGTCTGGTGTGCCGGTCATTTGTGTTTGCGGGAACGATACTAAAATTTCATTGCGACTAACATAGCCATCGTTTGCTGTGATGACATCGTATATATCCCAGATAATATCTGTGCCAAGCGGGGTACTATTACCAGGGTGTGAGTTTATCTTTAAGATTTTAATTAAGTCAGCAACAGGAGCACCAATTGTTGAATCATAAACTTTAACAGTTGGATCAAAGTAGAAATTGGTCTCAGATGCACTAGCAAAACTATACTGTAATGTTTTGTATTGAATATTGTATAAGCCGGCATTGTATGTAAACTTCAATAACCAATTGGTACTTGAACCAATTTGACTTGGAGGAATATTGGCCCACACTTGATTTACTTGATCAAAATATAAGCCAAAGTTGACCATTGACTGAATTTGTGTGGCTATAGTTGTAATCACCGATCCAGTTAAATCATTTTTAATTGGAGGAATAATAGAACTTACAATAGATCCGGTTGGTACAACCATGCCAAAGTAGGTTTGTGAATTGCCAACTACGTTAGTAACTGACGAATAGAATGATGTTGCATTTGAATTGGCATTTGTTAGGAACTTTACGCTTGATCCTGTTGTGACATATTTTAAATTGCCACTGGCAACATTGCCCACGTTGATTACGTTACCATTGTAGGTTAAATTACCGTAACTACTTGATGTAGTATTACCTGTTTGCACAAAAGTAACATTACTGTGCGTTGGCGCATAGCGTGGATAATTTGCATAGTAGTAGTTTGTCATTCCGGTAGAACTTAATACAGGAATAACGTCATTATAGATTGCAGAGTAGATATCGTTAGTGGTTAAGAAACTAAATGTTTCTGACCCAGTGATAGCATTGGCATACAATATACCATCGTCGGCAAAAATATTTGTGCTACTAAAACTGCCGGTTGTATCTAGCGTATCAAGATATAGACTTACACCACTACTTGTGCGGTTAACTGCTTTAATTTTTTGTATACTAGTAAAGTTTGTTAATGGAAAGATATTATAATCTTCACCAGTGATCATACGATTCTGTGTATAATAATTTTGCGGTGCGTATGTTTTAATACTTTGTAAACTTTGAGTAGCTGTTGCATTGGTTACAGTATATTGTAAACTAGCCACAACTGTTAGAGTCTGTCCGTTACCATGAGCATCAACATAGGGAATAGCAACTACAACGTTTGATAAATCATCTGGAGTAATAGTGTATGAAAGACCATTGCTTGTGCGGAAGTAAAAATTAAATGCGCCTTGCGGAATGTTGGCAAAAGAGCCGTCACCGAACACTAAACTGACCTGGTCATTGTTTAATGTATTAACTTGGTACAAGTTCTTGTTTGTTGATTGGTTAAAAACAACATTGATACCGGGTAGCGCAGGCACTTGAGTCCATAGTGTTTGCGGAACATTGTTTACGTTTAAGCTATACAACCAGCCATCGGAATTATTAATGTTGTTTGTTGCAACTGTAACAAAGTTGTTTGGAATAGCATTTTGTATTTTAAAGTTGGTGGCCTGCATACTTCCCTGTTTAAAGTACAAGAAGAAGCCAGTGTTATTACTGTTATTACCATTGTTGTCGTTTTGGTAAAGAATGTTAAATTGACCCAAGTTAGTTGGGTCGCGCTCATATATGTAACTTTGACCTAGTGTACTTGCACTAACAGCTTCAAAGTTAACTTTTGTATTCTGAATATTAACACTAAATGGTGCCAGGGGTAATGTATTGCGATTTAAACTAATTGTGTATTCACTAGTTTGTACGCCATTGATAGCCTGTGTGTTACCAGGTTTGCCGATTGCTTGGTTAGTAACCAAGGTAGCATTTAAAATTGTAGTGAACTGCTCTAACCAATTGGTATTGGTTAAATCGTTCCAATAAATGGTAGTATTGGCTAGACTATTGCCGTTACTGTCAGTGATGTTCTCTGTTGTACTGATACTGTTAAATTTAATTAGACCGCTTGCGCTTTGTGTACGGGTCGGATTATAGCTCAACATACGTGCTAATTTTAGAATACTGTCGCGACGTTGCGCTGTATCAATAAAGTTTTCACGTGCGTTTAGATCTGTGCGGAAACTCAAACTTTGACCCAAGAACGCAATCATATCAATCAGTGCCAGGTACTCACTTGATTCTAAGAAGTCATTGAATGTTTCTGGATAATAGGTCTGCAGGTAGTTGATCATTGAGTTACGAAGTGTTTCAAAGTCGTAACTAGTGAAGTCCGCATTAGTAAAGCTCTGATAGACCTTAGTCCAGTCCTGGTTTACTAAAAGATTTGTTTGACGTGTTGTTTGTGCCATATTAATGTTTACCTATATTGTATATTTATCGGCAAAATAATATGGGCAGTTAATTCGTGGTCAAAGTTGATGCATTTTTATTAAAGTTTAGCAGAATAGTGTCTGATTGATTTGACGGGATATACGATAGAGATATTTGAATTTGCAATCCATTGGTTTGCTGTGTAACATTTATACTAGAAACAGTTAATCTAGGATCATAACTAACAATTCGTTTGATATCCGACGTGATAATGTCTTGAGTTGTTTCGTTTAATGGCTCAAACAGCTGATCCCAGATGATTGTGCCAAAATTTGGTTGCATTAGCTTAGATCCTTTACGGATATTAAAGTAATTCATTAAATCTTGTTTGGCCAGTGCATAGTCCGTTAGGCTATAACGTTTTTTGTTAACTAAGGTGCTAAATCCGCGATATACTATTGCCATATTAATATTTACCTACTTAAAACTGTCACAGCATAACGGCCTGCATTAAAGACATTTGTACCGGCGCCAGTATTATTGTAGCGCCATGCCCATGCACCTGTTCCGCTTGTTCGTGATCCAGTGCCAAGTATCCAACATACGTAAAGCATGCCAGCTACTACATCAGCAGTATCATCATGTGTTATTGCTCCCACGTGTGTAGCAGAAACATATAAATCATTTAGATACTGGTATGCTAAATGATCTTGTGCCACAGTGGTTGTTAAGAATCCGTTTAGACTAGTAATATTATAAAAATAGTTTTCGTAAACATTTAATCCTTTGTTTACATACGTTGGGCGCCAGCAATGACGATAGTTTACGCAATCAGTGCCATATGCGGCATTGGATCCAAATGCAATCAGTCCGTATGATTCTAATAGAGCTGGTGTAAATTGATAACGACCAAGTGCGTTGCCTGCGCCAATTAAATTATAATTCCAGTTACTTTGACTGTACCCAATTTGTGCTTGTAAATTTTGTATCTGTGTAGGTGTTAGAATACCAATGGTAGCCCAACTTGGTGCTGCAGAGGTAGTGGCGGCCGCAATACCAAGTAAACTGGTTGGTAGTGCATTAACAATTGGTTGCCCAAGAGAAGCGGCTATTCCTGCATCCATTATCTTTTCCAAGGTTCGTGTGCCGGAGCAATGGTACAAATACTACTGATTGATCCCGACGCTGTCCAGTTTGTGCCATTAAACGAAACATCTGGTAAGCTATTCATAGTTGGCATGGTAGCAGATGGGGGATTGCCTGACCCGCCGCCCAGGTTAATTGATTGGCCGGCTATGGTAGCAGGACCATTGGAGCTCATACTTAGTCCGCCACCGCTTAATAAACTTGCGCCGCCGCCACCAAACAGTTTTATTTGTCCGTTTGTACCTGCAGTCAACGAGCTCAATGCTTGAATATCAATAGTTTGCGGACTACTGATTTTAACACCCTTTGCACCACTAATGTTTACAGTATCATTGCTGTTGATGTTTAATGCTGCATCACTATGTAAATTTAAATCGCCTTTTGTTCTGACATTAAAACCTGTATCTGCAAATATGTTGATTTGTCCGTTGGATCCAAACTCTATCCATTGATTACCACTGGCACTAGCTATGTAAAAAATACCTTCTGTGTCATTCATTAAAATCTGATGACCACCACTTGATCGTAATCTGATTAATCTGTCTACTCCAGAAACATCACCGTCATCCATTACAAAACTATGGCCGCCCTGACGTGCTATAACTGCTTGTTTTGCATTTTCGCCAGGCGCAGCACTAACCTGCGGATTGTTCCCGGTCATTGAACGCCCAGGAGTACTAATACCGTATACATTACTAGGCGATTCACGTAAACTACTAGAACTAATTGCACCGCGTACTAAGTCTTGATCTAATCCCTGTCCAACTAAAATAATATTTTGGTACTCATGTACATAGCGCGGTGTGCTTGTAATTCCATCTGGAGTAAAACTAGATGAATCACCAGTGTATGCTTCTACTACCGGACTAACACTCTTACTGTTAAGTGCAGGAGTTAGTGTGTCTGCTGGATTTGGCGGTAGTGTTTTACTTTTGTCTGAACTGATATTACGAGCTAACCCGGGAACCATATGGTGGCTCATACTATCATAGATACATCCAATCCAATAGCCACGCTTTCTATCCCCTGCAGCAAATACCACTAAAACTTTATTACCAATGTCGGGAGGTACCATCCACATGCCATAACTCTGACCTGTGATAAATTGTGCGTCGGGTGCTGTGTCACTTGAATCTTGCGAGTCTGTGTTATAGGTTGTTCCATAGTATGGACTACAATAGCTTACAGGAATTTGATTGTTTGGGTCTGTTTTTTCTCCACCAAAGTCCGGAATGTACACCATTAACTGGCCCATACGTGTACCAACCACGTGAGAAACTACAACCGCTTCATAGGGGCCAGAGTCTACTGTGGATTCTGTGTTTTTACTATCCGCTTTACTAGCTGGATCTGCGCCCGAGCGTCTAAATTGACCTGTTGCCATTTATTGAATTTTTCCTTTAACCTTCGCCCCATCTAGTGGCGTCGTATGCTGAATCTACTGCGCCAGATGAGTTAAGTGTTGCTTGTCCGTTGTTGCCTGTTGCTGAATTATATAAATCGCTTGCTGCTGTAGCAACTGCGCCTAGTCCAGTATTTACTAGTCCGCCCAATGTTTGCACCGCACTATTGACTAGGCCTTGTGCTAGTTGACTTGTACCAACTGCGCCACGTCCAGTATTTGGAGCTCCGCCGGCAGCAACAAGTGCATCGTTTGATAATCGTATCATACTTAATACTTGTGTAAATGTGCCGCCAGTGAACGTGTTTTTAATTGTTTTTATAATATACTGCCCGCTGAACAAACTAGGTACTGTACCAATTGTTGGTGTCATTAATCCTTTGTTGGTCTGATCTATATCTATATCCACTGGTGTATTAATTGTAACAGATGCAATTAAGTCACCATTGTCCATTTTAATATGTCCATATTGTTGTGCAAAATCTGATTGAGATATTTCTGCCAACCAGTTAGTACTTGTTGTTGGGCTTGGACTATATAGCCAATCGTCCTGTTTAAGTAGCGTAGGATCACCAACAATAGTTAACTCGAGATTCTGCATATCGCCCTGTAATTCACTATATACACTTCTCATCAAGTTCGCTGTTGTTTGTGCAGCCGGATTAGCAATAATGTTCATACCAGTATTATCGCGTTGATCGTTTACAATATTTTTGTATCGCAATGGTGTGAGATTTTGTATTGATCCAAAGTTTGGAATCAAATTTAATGCTCCCATCAGTGCAGAACTTAACGATATTGCGGGCCCACTAGCTAATACAGTATCTAGCCCAGTACTGGCAGTAGGTTGCGTTGCAGCAACAGATGAAGTATACGCATTTACCGCTGTAAAGAATGTTGCGTCAAAGTGAATATTGAGATCTAGGATATCAATGTTGTGTCCAGTGTATATATAGCTGTATGCTTTTGACGTATATGGTCTACTGTCTGTCAATAATGGTGCTGCTGGATGCTTTGCGTCGTATACACTATATTGGTGTATGTTGTAGGTGTATACCTTGGGATATATGTTTCTGATAGAATCAAATACTCCATTGGTTGTTACCCCAGCAGCACTTGTTCCTGCATAGGTAGTCTGAACTACCGTTTTATAAGTGTTTAGTACTTGCGTCATTGACGTTTGTACTTGGTCTGGTGTTGAGCTTTGTAAATCTAATCCAAGCTGTCCTATCAGGTAGTCTGATTGTATTAATACTTTATTAATAATTTCCTGTATTGACGTACCCGATGCAATACTAAAGTTTCCAGTTGACAAGTCAATTGAACTAGCGTTTGGGTTGGCCTGGCTCAGGCTCATTTGTTTGTCATAAACAATTTTACTAGAGGCAATAGACGAGTCTATGTCAAATTTATAACTGTGAGCAGATTCAGCTTTTTTATCAGTTACTTCTTGTTGTAAAAATTTATTCAATTGACTAGTAAATGAATTAGGTAATGTTGCATCAAAAAATTCACCTACTGTTTTTGCGATTACTGTTATATTTTTGGGAATCTTAGCAACTTCGTCTGCGTGTGCTTCGTGTCCTGCGGCAGTAAATGCAAGTGCGTATTCGGCGCCGCGGTTAGATACTTGTATTTTAAATTCTCGAATATTAATCGGAAAACGTTTTCTGTATATGCTGGTTTGGCTTGCAGGTACTTGATTCCCTGCATCGTCGTATCCAACAAAATCTATTTGCAACATATAAGGTTGCTGAAGATAATTTGATTTGCCTGAAGGGTTTAGTACTGTGTCTGCTTTTACTAGCGTGTCTAATAAAGTAACGCCATACGGTTCTGCTATAGTTAATGTACCGTCTGTCATGTTGCTACTTTTACTAGTAGAGTTTAGTCCTACTACAGTATTAAAATCTATTGTTTGAATATTATAGTTTAGGCCCCGTTGCGTTGGCAATCTACGGTCTGGGTATAGTCCACTGTCTTCAGCAATTACATAACTATTTAATAACGGTGTAGTTGTACCTGTACCAGCATCGCCGCTATCAATTAATGCATTGTAATCATTGATGTCTAACCACCATAAACTTGTTGCATAGGTCCAACTAGCATATTGATGCATTGGATTTGGAATCGCAGATCCTGCCACTGGAGCTTTGATAACGCTACCAAGAAGTCCTGCCAATGCTCCACTGAGTGCACCGTTTAATCCGCCGCTTAGGCCACCAGACAATGCCCCGCTTAACGCACCTGCTAATGCGCCGCCAATTGGTCCAGACACCGATCCAGCCAATGCAGTAACTCCGCTGGATAATGCTGAATTTGCTGCACCAGCGATAGGCGCTGTTACACCTGCGGCCACAACACCAGTTAAATCTTGATTAACTTGGTCAGCTGAAAAAATTGGGGTTGGATCTGCCATTGGTTACAATCCTAAGGTTGCTTTTACCACTGACATTGATGGAACATATATAATAGTTGGTGCCACAAAATCAAATAACGGATCTACCAGTGTATTTGGGTTGCGTACTGCAAATAACCACCACAGATTACTATCTTGGTACATATCGTATGCTAACAAATCCGGACGTAGATTGTACGGTGGGTCAATTTGATATAGCGCATCGCTTACGTCCGATGGGAATACAATTCCTTTCCAAATGTCAAGGAACGGTCCCCATACAGGGGTATTACGATAAGGACTAGTTGTTGCGTATGTTGCCATTATAAGAATCCTCCAGGCCCAGCTACTCCGCCATTGCTGGCTTGTTGTGTAGCACCAAATGCACTTCCTGGGTTGCCCGAGCCTGCACTATTAATCAATGCACCTTTGGCAAAATCTTGTAAACTAAATCTCTGGCTCTGTGCCAGGCGACTGTACACAGGTTGAACTGTTAATGTTATTGTGCTGGTTGTTGGTAATCTAGTACTATTCAATACAGGATTGGTTACAAAAGGATTATACGTTACGCCAGGTTCTGGAATATCCATATAATCGCTGTCAGTTGGCATAGCATGATTAAAACTTGTTACCACGCAAGGCACGTTGGGCAAGTAGTATTGACCATATCCGTTTAAGTATACAATCGGTGGCGGATTACCTGCTAGTGGATCTGCACCAAAGAACATTTTTGTCAATGATCTAAAAAAGTAAATTGTTGCCAATAAGTACTGACCTTCATTTACGTTCTGTACTGTAAAGTCGCCTGTGATTGTAATTGGTTGCACTTCTGAGTTATCATAGAAGTACTGGGCATAGTTATTGTGTAGTAATTTTTGTGCAGAATAGTTTGCTACGTGTGTAACTGAGATTGATGGGGTATATGGAAAAATTACACCAACACGGGTTTGTCCTGCTGGGCCAAATAAGCTGTTCATTCCCTGTGCCACTGCGCTGGTTACACCATTATTAGTTTCTGTGCGTAGCGGCGATAGTAAATTATTAGTTGGATCATTGTAGAAGTACTTGCTGTTTGGCGGAAGTGTAATACGCACACGCCAATCATAGTTTGCCTGCGGGTAGTTAACTACCACCTGTGGTCCTACTGTTCTGGAACCGCCGGGATTTGATGTACTATATGCAAACATGTCATTGACATTTTGTCTACTGGCTGTAGGATTGTAACCAACTTGTCCCTCAACTGAATTAAGGACGCTTTGGCCAATCTGAGTTAGTAAACCCTGGCTTTGGTTTACTGCATTATTTAGAGGTTGGTTAGGTAGCACTGGCATACAAGTATTTATCGGCTGTATAATATGCCCATATTATGTTTAGGATACATTTCAAAATTAGGTTGACCTTTGGCAATTAAATATGTTAGTATGTGCTAACTTTAAAGGAATCACCGGATGGCTCGCAATAATTATCTGAATAACAAAGATATTCTCAAAGAAATTCACAAAAGCAAAAACACTTACTGCCACTATACAGACCCATCTGTTGCAGATTATGATATGATTTTGCCAGACGTAAGCAAAATTAATAAAAAGAATATCATGCAAGCACGTAAAGATCGTGCTGTCCGATTGCAAAAATTAGCCCACGAAGCCGCTAGTGCAGATGGTACTAAGCATAAAATGGACGAATTTGAAATTAAATTAAAAGAGATTGCCGATACCGATGTTGTGTTCCGTGTAATGACATGGGACCATATTCCTGTAGACGATGTTAAAAGCCGTAAAGCTGCTGTCAAGGCAATGGAATTAGAAGATGATGGTCCTGCTCGTTCAGAATATGATGACGACGAATTAGATATTGCAGGTAATACCAAATACGTTAAAGTAAATTTTCCACCATTTGAACATTTTCAAGTTACCGAAGATGGTACTCCTGTGCTAGTAGGACGTAGTCACTGGAAAGGTGATTTTGTTGCTGGTGTGTTTAGCCGCGAACACGGTAAAATGACACCAAAACTTGCTCATATGTTTATTAAGCTGTGCGAGCGTTATGCTACACGCTCTAACTGGAGAGGATATACATACAATGATGAGATGCGTAGCCAAGCATTGCTACAACTATCGCAAATTGGACTACAGTTCGACGAGTTTAAGAGCCAGAACCCTTTTGCTTATTATACTGCCGCTATCACTAATAGTTTTACTCGTGTTCTTAACATAGAAAAGCGTAACCAAAACTTACGCGATGATATTTTAGAAATGAATAATTTAACGCCTAGTTACACACGCCAGGGACAAAAGATTAGTTCCACATCGGGTGGCAGCGACGGCGGATACGATGATTGAAGTACCTAGTACTTTTATTACTCTTACCATTATCTGGGTGTAGTAACTTACACTCAGATTTCCCCGAAGCCTGTGTAGTAGGAGTACCTACCAATAAGAACTGTTTTTCCTTAGGTGGCGGCCCAGGCGGTATTAAACTTGGGCCATTTAACATAGTCGATCACCAATTCTAATTGAGCAAAATAAGATTTGAGTTTACTCAATCTTTCCTCTATACTGATTATTATGACAAATCTATTTAAAAAAGCTGCAATCTTTACTGACATACACTTTGGGTTGAAGTCTAATAGTACGCTACACAATGAAGACTGTTTAGCATTTGTAAAATGGGCCACTGCCAAAGCCAAAGAAGAAGGATGCGAAACCTGTTTATTCTTGGGAGATTGGCATAACAATAGAGCAAGTCTTAATATTTTAACCTTAGGCTACAGCCTACGTGCATTAGAGCACCTAAATGAAAACTTTGACAATACTTACTTCATTCCCGGCAATCATGATCTTTATTATCGCGACAAGCGTGACGTACAGTCTGTGGAATGGGCCAAGCACCTCAGCAATATACACATTTGCAACGATTGGACTACTTTCGGGGATGTCACTATTGCTCCGTGGCTGGTTGGAGATGACCACAAGCGACTTAAAAAATTAAAAGGTAAGTACATGTTTGGGCACTTTGAGTTGCCCGGATATTTAATGAATGCCATGGTTGCTATGCCGGACCATGGTGAGATCACCGGAGATGATATGCAAGGGTTTGAGCATGTTTTTTCTGGCCACTTTCACAAACGACAAACCCAGCGCAACGTTACCTATATTGGTAATGCGTTCCCACATAACTATGCCGATGCCGGCGATGATGATAGAGGGTTAACTATTTTAGAATGGGACAAGCCCCCTGTATACCATAGTTGGCCCGATCAACCTATGTATCGTGTGTTCAGCTTAAAGGATGTATTGAATCATACAGAAACTATGCTTAAACCAAATATGCATGTTCGTGTAAACTTAGATGTAGATATTAGCTACGAAGAAGCAACCTTTATTAAAGAAACATTTATTGAAACATACAAGCTGAGAGAGATTACTCTTATTCCAGCCAAGGTAACTGATCTAACCGATTACGAAATAGCTGGTAATATTGAATTCGAGTCAGTCGATCAGATTGTGTATAGTCAGTTAAGCAGTATTGACAGTAACCAGTACAATCCAAATTTATTATTGGATATCTACAGGAATCTATGAGGATTTATACCAACGGATGTTCATTTACTTACGGTGACGAATTACAGTCACCCGATACATCTGCGTGGCCAGTGCTGTTAGGTAATCTATTAGGTGCAACAACTGTCAACGATGGGGTGAGTGGAGGTACAAATTATAGAACTATATACCGCACCATTAAGCAATATCAACATAATTTTGATTTGTACGTTATAGCATGGACCACTAATACCAGATTTACTTTTTATAAGTCAGACAACAATTACGAGATAAACTTTAATCCGGCATTGCAAAACAGCATGTACGGTAATAGCTCATTTTATCATAATTGGGGCGAGACCCTATACAATGTTTGGTACAACGAGCTGTATGCTTTTAAATTATGGCTTCAGCAAATTATACAATTACAATCTTTTATCAAAGCACCATGTCTGATGATCAATACAATGCATAATAATATAGGTAAATGGTTTGCACCTAAGGAGCAGTTTATAGATTCTGTCAGAGAGTTAATCAATTTTAATATCATGACTGACGAACAAATATTTGACGAATACAACGAAATACAGTACTATGTACAACTAATCGACACATCAATGTTTTATAATTGGAATGCGTTTTATATTCAAGATTTATGTAACAAATTTCCGTGTGGACCAAATGGACACATATTAGAAGCTGGTCACACTCACTTGGCAGAATTATTATATAATCACTTATGTTTAAAATAAAAGATTTAACCGTTAAGAACTTTATGAGCGTGGGTAATACTACCCAGGCTGTTAACTTTGACCGGCAAGACTTAACCCTGGTACTAGGTGAAAACTTGGACCTGGGTGGCGACGATTCTGGTGCACGGAATGGCACAGGTAAGACTACTATTATTAATGCCTTAAGTTTTGCACTTTACGGCAATGCTCTTACTAACATTAAGAAAGATAACTTAATCAATAAGACCAATGGTAAAAACATGATGGTTTGTATTGATTTTGAAAAAGACGGAGTTAACTACCGCATTGAACGTGGGCGCAAGCCAAATATAATGAAGTTCTTTGTGGGTGATACAGAAAAAGAAATCACCGATGATGCACAGGGCGATAGTAGAGAAACACAAGCAGAGATAGAACGTATGTTGGGTATGAGCCACGATATGTTCAAGCATATTGTAGCACTAAACACCTACACTGAACCGTTCCTTAGTTTAAGATCAAACGATCAACGTACTATCATTGAACAGTTACTGGGCATTACTTTATTGTCAGAAAAAGCAGATAGTTTAAAAGAGCTAAACAAAAAAACTAAGGATGCTATTACCTCAGAGGAGTTCCGCATTAAGGCCGTAACAGATGCCAACGTTCGTATACAAGAACAGATCGAAGCATTGAAGCGTAGACAAACCCTGTGGAACAACAAGCACGATGAAGAGATTAACAAGACACAAGATGCGATCGAAGAGCTTCAGAAGATCGATATCCAGGCCGAGATTCAGGCACACCAAGCGTTCAAAGCCTGGGATCAGACTCGAAAGGATCTCAATGAATTATCTTCGGCGATTAGCCGTACCAAATTGGACCGTAACCGCGAGGAGAAAACGATTAGCAAGATATCAGCAGAACTTGTTTCGTTGGAAAGTCATACGTGCCATACGTGCGGACAAGAGTTCCATGACGAAAAGCACCAACAGGTCCTGGGATCAAAGCAGAGAGAATTATCAGTGGCACGGGAGAGTGCGGAATCTCATGTTGCCACTTTGGCTGAGTTACAACAAGCTGAGTCTGGGCTGGGCAAACTCGGCACCCGTCCAGTAATGTTCTACGATAAAGAAGCGGATGCTATTCATCATCAAGCCACGGTAGATAATTTAATTAAACAATTAACTGCCAAAGCCGCAGAGTCGGATCCTTATAATGAGCAAATTGCAGAAATGCAAACTACAGCATTAGAAGAAGTTACATATGATGTTATTAACGAGTTATCTAACTTAAAAGATCACCAAGAATTCTTGCTTAAACTGTTAACAAACAAAGATTCGTTTATTCGTAAGCGTATCATTGATCAGAATTTAAGTTATTTAAATGCCAGATTAGGGCAGTACCTGGATCGCATCGGCTTACCACACACAGTTAAGTTTAATAATGATCTGAGTGTAAGCATTACAGAACTGGGACGTGACCTAGACTTTGATAATTTATCCAGAGGCGAGCGCAATAGACTTATCTTATCTCTATCCTGGTCGTTCCGTGATGTATGGGAAAGTTTATATCAACCAATTAACTTATTGTTTATTGACGAGCTAATCGATTCGGGCATGGACAGTAACGGTGTTGAAAATAGTTTAAGTATTCTTAAAAAGATGAGCCGTGAAGCCAACAAGTCAATTTGGTTAGTATCTCACAAAGACGAACTGGCAGGCCGGGTAAACAATACCTTGCATGTTATTAAAGAAAACGGATACACAAGTTATAATACGGACGTAGACATTGTTTAACAGAGATATAAAAGTACTGCACATTGAGCCAACTGATGTTTGTCAGGCGGCCTGTGCCCTTTGCGCTCGTGAGATCGATCCTGCGTTTGATAAAACTATCAAACATCATTTATCTGTTGATCAAATTAAAGAAAAGTTTAGCGAAGACTTTATTCGCGGGCTGGACAAAATGTTTATGTGTGGTAACTACGGTGATCCTGCCGCAGGCAAATACACATTAGAAATTTTTGAATATTTTAGAAGTATCAATCCTGATATTACCTTAGGTATGAATACCAACGGTGGATTACAAAGTATGACCTGGTGGATTAAACTAGCACGATTGCTCAGAAAGCCAAACGATTTTGTTGTGTTCAGTATAGACGGGTTAGAAGATACCAACCACATATACCGCAAAAACGTTAGTTGGGAAGTGCTAGAAGCCAACGTAGCATCATTTATTGCTGCCGGTGGCCCTGCCCACTGGGACATGCTGGTCTACAAACACAATGAACATCAAGTTGATGCTTGCGAAGCACTAGCAAAACGAATGAAGTTCAAATGGTTCCGTGCCAAGGTTAGCAAGCGAGAATATATTAACGGGCTAGAGGAACCAGCCAATTGGCAACGACCAACATACACCCCAGGTAAAATCGATTGTCACGCACTGGCAGAAGCAAGCATTTACATAGATGCACAAGGCAATATTAGTCCTTGTTGCTGGTTAGGCGCAAGGCAACAAGATTTTATCACAGATATTAATCAAGTTGCAATACACTGGGATAACCCAGAATTGGCAGATCCTGTGTGTGTTATCACTTGCACCGCCAAGGCCAATATAACTGTATTTGAAAGTCAATGGCAACGCGAGGTTGAACTATGCTAGCCACGTGGCATTTTCATATTGAAATATCTAGTAAGTGTACTTTACGGTGTACTCGGTGTGCCCGACAAGAAGTCCCAGATAGTTTAGTTAATACTGAGTTAGATTTAGAGTTTTTTAAAAGAAATTTTACATCAGAATTTATTCTTGCTAATGTTGAGAAGATTACGTTCTGCGGCGACGATGGCGATCCTATATATGCACACGATTTAATTGCAGTAATTGAATATATCAAAAGTATTAAACCTGTTGAGATTGTTATTGTTACCAATGGTAGTCATAAGAAAACAGAATGGTGGACAGCACTAGGCAATGTGCTCACAGAAGTAGATACTGTACACTTTAGCGTGGACGGGTATGACAATGCAAGTAACAATTTGTACAGGATAAACAGCGATTTCGTGTCTATTGTCCAAGGTATTGAGGCTCTAAGGGCTACCAGCCGGTGTCGTTTAGTATGGGCCGCTATTGCGTTTAAATTTAACGAAGATCATATAGAATACATGCAGTCTTTAGCAACAAAATTAGGAATGGATGCTTTCCAATTAACTCGTAGTACTAAGTTTGGAAAGATATATCCTAGCTACGGAATTGATGATCCCTTACAACCTAGCGATAGATATGTAAGTAGTTCACACAGGTTTGAAAGAGATGTTGTAGTATTGACCAAGCGCGGACTTAATGCTGAAGTTAAGCAGATCAATTTGGAATTATTTAAGAAGACCCGGCCGCAAGGCGATGTTGTACCTAATGTAGTTCCTTTATGCGAAATTGGTAACAAGGGCTTGTACATAGATGCACAAGGTAGATTGTTTCCTTGTTGTTGGGTAGCTAATCGCTATAGCCACAATACAGAATGGCAGGAAATTGCTGGTCGTTTTAATTTAAACACTAGAACTCTTCAAGATGCTGTAAATGACAAGTTTTGGATTAGAGATTTTAAGCAGTTTGCATGGCAAGAATGCCGTACTAAGTGCACCAGAAATGTAGTAAATCAAGAATATGCAACTTCCTGGTAGAAAGAGATAACTACTATGCATGTCATGGCTTTACGAAACCTCTCTAGTAGAATCTCTTCCCGAAGATTGTGTCGGATTTGTTTATTTGATTACTAATAAACTGTCTGGTAGAAAATATATTGGCAAAAAGCTCGCAAAGTTTAGTAAAACAGCGTATAAAGTAGTTAAGCTGAAGAACGGAACTAAGAAGAAAAAGAAGATTCGTAGCAAGATTGACAGTGACTGGCAAGACTATTATGGTTCTAGCCCGGAACTAACAAAAGATGTAGTTGCATTGGGGGTCGAAAACTTTAGTAGAGAAATACTTTACTATTGTCGATCAAAATCCGAATGTAGTTACATTGAAGCAAGAGAACAATTTGCTCGTAGAGTATTAGAAAGCAACGATTATTATAACGGACACATCCAGGTCCGTGTACATGGCTCACACATTATCAACAAGATTTAATTCAATAGACACAAAGTCTGCTCAGTAGTAACAATCAATATACAGTAGTGACTCGCACAGGTTAATATCATGTGCCTATGACAACCGGATAATAACGGGGACGGAAGTCTTGCCGCTGTAGCAAGCACTTAGCAACTATCCTTAACAGGACGATGATCGGATATGCCTATTAACAACCGGTTTTGCTATTTGAAAAGATTTTAGGAAAGGCTAAAAGAAGGAGTAATACTCCTACGTTATTAAATATGTTCACGTATATTTAATAGCCGCCGTCGTAATAAAGACGCACTTCGAGGTACCGGACGACCGCCTCTGTAATTAGTGTAACGTGATGTGATTGTGCTACTCGGATAATGCTACAATTTTCATTTTGCCCTTTATCGGGCAAAGTGTGACTGATTAATCTGGATAATACTAGAAGACTTACGTATGTCTTAACA